ATACGCAAAAGATCCGCAGCGGCGTATCACCGACGCGGCCAAACCGCTGGCCGGCTGCCCAGTCAAGCCGCACGAAGTCGCGGAGGATCCAGCAGCCGATCGAGCCTGGGACGAAGTTGCCGAAATACTAAGCGGCATGGGCACGCTATCGCCCTCGTATCAAAAGCAGATGACTCAATACGCAAAAGCGTGTTCGCGGGCCGACCAGTGTTGGCAGATTGTCAACGAAGAAGGCATCATCGTAACCAACGAAAAAGGAGTGCCGTCTGTTCATCCAGCACAAAAAGAGTGGGACGCCCTAACCGACAAGATCCTAAAGATTTGCATTGAGTTTGGATTGACGCCGGCCGCACGATCGCGGGTGCGAACAGGAAAAACGGAAGAAGACGCAGACCCAGTTTTAGAAATGCTGAAAAGGATGCAAACGAAAAAGATTGACGTTGCAAACGGTTGACATTCGCGGCGACGTGATGGCTTATGCCGATGGCGTCGTTAGTGGCAAAATAACCGCAGGCAAGTGGGTCCGCCTAGCTTGTGATCGGTTTTTGCGCGACTTGGCGGATCCCGGAGATTATTACTTCGACTGGGACCAAGCGGAAAATGCTTGCTTAATTTTTCCGCTTATCTTTCGGCACTACAAGGGCGAATGGGCTGGCCAGCCGATTGAGCTTTGCGACTTCCAAAAGTTCGTCACGGCTAACCTGATCGGTTGGAAGCATAAACAAACGAACTTCCGCAGATTTCGCCGAGCCTTCGTTTCGGTCGCACGCAAGAACGGAAAGACGACATGGGCCGCAGGGCTGGCGATCCTGTTTGCATTCTTTGATGGCGAAGCCGCGGCCGAAGTCTACATAGGAGCGACCAAGCGAGAACAAGCGGCGATTCTGTTCAATGATGCCAAGCAAATGATCGCAGCTTCGCAGACGCTAAGCAAGCACGCCGACAGTCGGGTTAGTGTGATTCAATTCCCGGCCACCCATAGCCTTATCAGGCCGCTTGGCAGCGATAAGCCCTATGACGGATTAAATCCTCACGCAATCTTCCTTGACGAGCTTCATGCTTGGGTAGAGCGTCACCGAAAATTCTATGACACAATGCGAACCGGTTCAGGTGCAAGGCGGCAACCGCTACTCTGCACAATCACAACCGCTGGCGATGACAAGTCGGAACTATGGAAAGACGAAGTCGGATATTGCAAACTGATCCTTGAGCAGCAAGCAACCGACCCGCAGTTATTTGCCTACGTTGCCGAGCTAGACGACGACGATGACCCTTTTGACGAATCTACATGGATCAAGGCAAATCCAGGTTTAGGGCAATCGGTAAAGCTTGATTACCTACGAGAGCAAGCAGCGGAAGCGAAAGCCAAGCAAACGGCCAAGAATCGTTTCTTGCGTTACCATTGCAACCGCATGACATCCTCGACGGAGCACGCAATTGACGTTCGCCGATGGGATGAACTTGGCACCGGACTATCAGACTGGCATGACGCCGACGCAATTGCCGCCGGGTTTGACCTTGGAGGCCGCGACGACTTGGCATCATGGGCAGTTGTCGCACGGTTTCGCGTTGGTGAAGATGAAGACAATCGGCCAATCTATCGGTATGAGTGCAGTCAGCAGTCATATATGTTCGCCGATACTCGCCGCGACCTAACGCTACAGCCGTTCGCGTCGTTTATTTCGCAAGGGCTGATCGATGTAGCCAAATACCCATTAGACGACCTCACAATCGACCTGATCGCAGAATGCGGCGTGTGGGGAATATCTGAGATCGCTTTTGACCCATACCAAGCAAACGTCATTGCGGGACATCTTGAACAGGAAGGGCTAAAGCCTATCCGCATGCCGCAAAATTACTTGCATTTTAACGAGCCAATTCGAGCATTCCTACAAGCGATCACCGAAGGCCGATTTTCGCACAGCGGATCGGATTCTCTGCTAAGATACTGCGTTCAAAATGCGGTAATAGTCAGAGATCGGGCCGATAGATGGATGTTCGATAAATCAAATAGCCGCGACAAGATTGACCCGGTTGTCGCGGTTGTGATGGCGTTTCGTGCTTGCATGAGTACACGGGCAAGGGCTCATGGTTCGATGTTTATCAGTTAAGGAATAAAATATGGCAGGACTGCTCAACATCGGCCGAATCTTTAACGGTTGGTTTGATGCTTTAGTCAACGATGAAAACAAAAAAGTAGTTTCGCCAGTTAAGGCGATGAGCTACGCGCCGGTGTGGTACGCCGTCAACAAGATCAGCGGGCACATGGGCCAACTTCCGCTAGTTCTTCATCGAGGATTGGAACGCGGAGCAGAGCGGGCGACCGACGACTACCGATACATGCTTTGCAAAAAGCGGCCGAATTACTATCAGACGCCCATGCAGTTCAAGCAATCGCTACAAGCGAACTGCCTTATGTACGGCAACGGCTTTGCGTGGATCCGCAGGGCTGGCACTACGGCCAATTCGCGTATCCTCGACTTGCTTCCGCTTGATTCTGCGAAGATGGCGATCGTCATGTGGAAGGGCGAAAAGTGGTACTTGTATGATTCGCACAAAGACGAGCCGATTCGCAAATATCGAGACGTCGACATGCCGGAAGACCCCGACATTCCAGGCAGCGGCGGGCTAATGGTGATCGCCGACAGCGAGATGTGTCATTTTCCAGGGCTTGGCTTTGATGGCTTCGCCGGGTTCAGTTTGTGGAAGATCGCAAACGACAACTGGGCGATCGGCATCGCCGCTGACAAGCTAATGAAAAGCGGATTCGACAAAGGGTTTCGGTCGTCGATGCTATTGGAAGCTCCGGCCAATATGTTCCGCGACGAAAAGCAGGCCCGCGAATTTCTTGAAGGATTCCGCAAGCAGCATGGCGGACCCGACCAGAACGGCAATATCGGCTTACTTCGCGAAGGCATAAAAGCAAATGTCGTCTCGATGAACAGCCGAGACGCCGAAATAAACGACAGTCGGCAGTTTAGCCGCGAAGACGTCGCCTTGTGGTTTTGCATTGAAACAATTCTTGGCGACGACTCAACATCGTACAACGGCATCGAGCAGCGGACGTTGGCCTATCTTTCAAACTGCTTGGCAAAGTGGCTCAAGACCTGGGAGGAAGAGCTAGACCGCAAGCTGCTAACCGAACGCGAACAAGCGGCCGACGTGCTTTATTTCAAATTCCACGATCGGGCTCTATTGCGTACAGACTACTCGACAACGATCAACAGCCTTTCGACCGGGATTAACGCCCGGATCTACTCGCCAAACGAGGCCCGCGAACTGCTTGACCTTAACCCATACGAAGGCGGCGACGTCTACGCGAACCCGGCGATCACTCCGGGCACTGGCGATCAGATTGACGAAGACGACGACCCGGAAGACGACATGGACGAAAGCGACACGGGCGCGCGAGCGATGCGGGTTGTGATTTCGCGGGTTCAGTCCGTCGAAAAAAATCGAGTCATCAAAGGTTGCAAGTCGAAAAACTTTGTCGATTGGGTCGATGGATTCTACGCCCGGTTTACGTCAACAATTTCGGAAGCGATTCGACCGCTGCTAGACGACAGAAGCGAAATTGCGGCGGAGACAATCGCAACCGAGTACACTGAGGCCAGCAAGTCGGCACTGCTTGATGCGGCTGGAAATGCAAAAGACGAAGCCGAACTCGTCGCCATCGTTGGCGAAACGGTCGCGGGCTGGGATTCTCGCGTTGACCAAATCCTGAACGCTATTTCGGAGCAGAATAGCAAATGAAAGACGGAAAAACGAAAAGAGCGATATTCCAAAGGGGCGAATTTCACGATTGGGAATACGCCATAACCGTGTTTGATGATGACGATTTACACAGGAAATTCATTACACTTCCAGCCATCTACGTCACAAGCACTGTTGCGGTTTATTGGGCCGTAACATATTGCTGGACTGGATTACAAGACGAAAAAGGGCGCTTTGTTTTTACTCACTTTGCTTCTAGGTATTTAAAAACACAAAAAAGAGAAAATCTTCCGAAGCGATACGAAAACGCGGAGCTAGAGGAGGTGGCCAAGTGACAGACGCAAACAAGCCGATGACGGCAACGGACAAGCGGTTTCGATGGTTGAATGACCACGCGGACGGCTGGCAATTCGGCGAAACGGGTATGCTTATCGAGCTTTCGGAGCTACTTGAGCCCGATCTAGCCGTTGAAATCGGAGCCGGAGACGGCCAAAGCCTGCCGCTGACGCTTGGCTTTTTGCTCGAAAAAGGCACTAAAACAGTGCTTTTTGAGGCTGACGAATTGCGTCAAAACGCTCTCAAAATGACCAAAAAAGCAGCAGTTATACATGGTTTTTTCGATGCAAGGCTGCTGGATGGCTTAGAACTATCGCAAAGCTTTGTCGTAGTCGACGTCGATGGCCAAGATTGGCCGATCGCAGAGGAAGTACTTAGGTGCGGCAAGCCTCAAGTTATGATGGTTGAACACTATGACCAATTTGGTCCGCGGTACGGTCGATGCGAGCCAGAAGGATTGCCGCCGCGCTGGTGTCTAGGGTTGCTTGTCGATGGATTTTCAATTCAGGCACCCGCAAAGGAAATTGAAAGACGGATTCGGTATTACGGCTACACGCTAGTTGCAAAAAGCCGCGTTAACTCTTTGTTTGTCCGTAACGATCTATTGCCAACTTTGGAGGGCTGCTGATGTTTAGCTACAACACCTCGACAAAAGAAGTTTTTTTGTACGATTACATTGGCCCGGAATGGTTCGGCATGATTGACGCCGGTGCCGTTCAGGAAGCGTTGAGCGCAATTCCTGGTCGTGCTACCGTCAGGATCAACAGCGGCGGCGGCGGAGTCGATGAGGGCATTGCCATCTATGAAATGCTTCGACGACATCCCGGCGGAGTGGATGTTATCGTCGACTCTTCGGCATACTCGATTGCGTCGGTGATCATGCTTGCGGGTGAATCGCTGACAATGGCGAGAGGCGCGGCGGCTATGCTTCACTCGCCATACATGATGTTTGCCAGTGGTAACGCGAAAGAGCTTCGCAAGATCGCAGAGCAACTAGAGACAAGCGAAGAACGGATAGTTTCGATTTACGAAGACGCATTTGCCAAGCGAGACAAGCGAAAGGGCCGCGACGAAATCAAGGCGATCCTAGACGCTGAAACGTGGTACACAGCACAGCAAGCACTCGATGCTGGGCTGATCGACTCGATTGACGGCCAAGCAGTTGAGCCGGTCGCGGCCAAGTACCGCAACATCCCCGCGGCAATCGCCAGGGCACAAAAAGCGGGCGACCGGACGCCATACCCGTTCGCGCGAGAATCGGCAAAACTGAGGCTGCGAAAAAGCAGTTGACAACCGGTAGCAATTTGCTACCGTATCAGCACACGACGACTCTATCGCATTTCGGCAACTCGTTAGCGGCCGGATTCGATTGGCGGCGATTTGGACAAACACCAAACCGCGGCCGATTAAATCCAGGCCGTTTGGCTTTTGGGACATGATCGGCCGCCAATCAAAAGGCTAATCATGGAATTAAGAGCACGAATCGAAGGGCTACAGGCTAAGCGGAATGAACTCTACGCCGAGGCCGAAGCGATCTTGGCGGTGGCAAAAGAGGCTGACCGCGATTTGACCGCCGACGAATCGGCACGGCTTGTTGCCATCCAGGGCAAAGGCGAAAACGACCTCGGAGAGCTTGGGGCGGTCGATTCGCAGCTTAAGCAATGGCAGCACGTCGCCACCCGAATGGAAATCACGCGGGCACAGGCGTCGGCACCGGCCCCGCGGCTTGGCGACCCACCGGCGACCGTTGTTAACGTCAAGAAGTACCGCGGCAAGGCCAAAAACTTTGAAAGCCAACAAGATGCGGTCGATGCCGGATTGTTCTGCGCGGCGGCGATCTACGGTCACGGCCCGTCGATGGACTACTGCCGCGAAAAAGGCTTGATTGTCAACGCACACAGCGTCGGCGACAATACGAAGGGCGGGTACGTCGTGCCGGAGCCTTTAGAAGCGTCCATCATTCGGTTGGTCGAAGAGCGTGGTGTTTTCCGCCAGTACGCTCGGGTGTATCCAATGGGATCATCGAGCGTGCTCATTCCGCGGCGCGCAGGTGGATTCACTTCGTACTTCGTTGGCGAAAACGACGAGATCACCGCTTCGGACATGAAATTCGACCAAATCAAGCTTGAGGCCAAAAAGCTTGGCGTTCTGACGCAAGTTTCTAGCGAGCTTGACGAAGACGCCATCGTCGCTTTGGCCGATTTGGTGTCAACGGAGTTCGCATTGAGCTTCGCTGAAAAAGAGGATCAGTGCGGATTTAACGGCGACGGGACCAGCACTTACGGCGGAATGGTCGGTCTCAAGTCTGCACTAGCCGCAGGCTCGGTTGCTAAGGCGGCCAGTTCTACCACGTTTGCGGCAATGGTGATTGCCGACTTTGAATCGGCGGTTGCTAAGCTTCCGCAGTTTCCGGGCATCCAGCCAGCGTGGTACGTGTCGAGTGCGGCCTACCATCTTTCAATGGCCCGATTGCAATTTGCCGCGGGTGGCAACATGGTCGACAATATCGCGGGCTCTCCGCAGTTGTCTTTCCTTGGCTACCCGGTTCGGTTTGCTCAAGTGCTTCCCAACTCTTCGGGATCGCTTGCCGACACGATCGTCGCCTATTTCGGTGACTTGTCGATGGCTGCGACCTTCGGCAATCGTCGAGGCGTAACTATTTCGGCCGATAGCTCCGTCTACTGGAAGCAAGATGCCATCGGGCTCAAGGGGACCGAGCGTTTCGACATCAACGTTCACGAACGCGGAACGGCAACCGAAGCCGGCCCGATGGTCGCCATCGAATTGCAGTAATCCTTCCCTTGCTCCGGGTAGGGTTGGGGCCGGTTGGCTTATGCTGGCCGGCCCCTTTGAAACAAACAAATCACCGATAGGAAAAAGAACATGAAAAGCTTACAGCCGATTTATCAGGAACTTGTTTTTGCACCGGCGACCGCGGCGACCACTACCGCGGCCAAGTCTATCGACACGCTAGGGGCCAAGAACCTTTGCGTGTCGCTGAACTTCTCTGCAAACCTCAACACGAACGCGACCGGCCCGACGCTGGAGTTTTCGCACAGCGACACGGACGCAGCAACCGCGTTTGCGACCTTCGACGCGGCGTTAAATCGCAGCGTCAGCCGTGGGACCGCTGGTGTGATCAGCGTTTCGCATGTCAACCTTGACGGCAGCGTCAAGCGGTACGTGCGGGTCAAAGTTACTCCAGGAACCACCACGAACGATACCGTCATCTATGGCGGTGTCGCACTGGAAGACAAGGAAATCAGGCCAAGTGCCGTCGCCGACGTTGGCGGCGGTGCCGTCTTGAGCTAACCCAAGCCAATACCCGGAGCAAATGGGAATGGAAACAAAAGTAAAAGTCCATGCGTTCATGACGGCCGCCCGCTATGAAAACAGCATGACACGAAATCACATCGAGATCGCACTAAAAGCGCTCGGGATCCCGATGCAAGTAAGCGGCGGAGTATTTTATGGCCAGTGTATGCAGAACATGCTGCACGATGCTCTGAAATACGGAATTGATTACGCAATCACGATTGACGGGGACAGCATGTTCACGCACAAGCATATCGAACGATTGCTTGGCGTAATTGTGCGGCCGGATAGCGGCATCGATGCACTAGCGGCGTTGCAGTGCAAGCGAGGTTGCCACTACCCGTTGGCAAGTTGCGGCGAACAAACCTTGAGGATCACCGGCGAACCTTTTAAGGCGTCAACGGCACATTTCGGGCTGACCGTATTAGACATGCGGAAGCTTGCAATGGTTCCGCTGCCGTGGTTTGCCGATCGACCTGGACCGGATGGAACGTGGACGCACACAGACAAGATCGACGCAGACATATCGTTTTGGAAAGCATGGGGCGAAGCCGGAAATTCGCTTTACATGGATCCGGGATGCAGCATCGGGCACATGGAAGAAATGATCACAGTTTTCGATGAACAGATGCAAGTCAAGCACCTCTACCCGAAGGAATGGCGGGCAATGAATGGTTACAGCGCCTCCTAGTTACGTCACGGTTGTTTTTCTTCGGGATTGGTTTTTGATTCGAAAAGATCAACGCCACTTGATGACCTGGGGACAAGCCGACCTACTGACCCGTCGCGGTTTTTGCGAGATCGTAAAAGATGGAATTGACAATACCGAAATGGAAGCGACTGACGCAGCCGACAAGCGAGCCGGTGAGCCTGTTGCAAGCCAAGCAGGCATTGAACATCGGCACCGGCGACGGCACGCACGATGAGAGGTTAACGCTGCTGATCCAGGCGGCACGCGAAAAATGGGAACGCGATACGCAGCGAGCGACCACGGCCGGAACGTTTCGGCAAGTCTTCGATGCGTTTGCAGATCCGCTGGAGTTGCTACCGCTTGGCGTTACTTCCGTTTCATCGATCACCTATTTCGATGCGAACAATGCGACGCAAACAGCATCGGCATCGCTTTACGTGTTCGATGATTATGACAACGTCGTGCGGCTTGCTTACGAGCAAGAATGGCCCGACACGTCCGCACGCTATGACGCGGTGACGGTGAATTTTACGGCAGGCACTAGCGACCCGCTCGAAGTGCCGGCGATGGCCAAGGCGGCAATGCTTTCGCTTGTGGTTTATTACTTCGACAAGAACCCAGGCGATAACGACGGGCTCTATGATTTGAGGCATTACGACGATTTGGTCCGCCAATACATGCGGAGTAGCTACCCATGAGCGGAAGGCCACGCCGTTTCAGTGTCGCCAACATGCGATACCGCGTAGTGCTACAGAAGCACGTCGACACTGTTGACGCGGCCGGGCAACCGATCGCAACTTGGACGACGGTTTACCAAAGCGAGCCGGCGGATTATGCAGCGGTGAGTGGCGGACAAGTTTTTCGAGGGTCACAAGTTAACGAAGGCATCAACGCCATATTCACGGTTCGGTATCGCGACGAATACGCACCGCAGCATCGCATCTTATATGGCGGCCAAGCATACGGGATTGTTTTTGTGCAACCGATCGAAGGCCGCGACCGTTATTTAGACTGTCATTGCAAGGTGGTCGAATAATGGCACCGCGAAAAACAAAGGCACGATTTGGAATCATTGTTGGGTTTGACAAAAAGCTTATCGATCGACTTACGCACGGACTGCCAGATGAAGTGCGAAAAGCCGCTACCGCTCACGGCTTGCCAGCAGCCGCGGCCGTAGTTGAAAAAAAGGCAAAGCAGATTGCTCCGAACGGGCGGAAGACAGGCACAAGCAATAAGCAATACGGAGAATCTAGAACGAAGTGGTATCCCTACAGGCTAAAAAATCACATCACTTCAAAAGTGCTTGACGACATGATGGGCACTGTCGTTTCCGTAATGGTTGGCCCGATGCGACCGTGGGGCAACAAAGTCAATTTTATTTCGCCAAACGTTCGAAGTACCACCGGAAACACAAAGTATCAAAAGTTTTGGGGCAAAGTTCCATTTAGTCCGGCCAACAGAAACCCAAAGACCAATCGCTTCCTCGAAGATGCTTCGCATCAGACGCGACCGCAACAAATCCGGGCACTGGTAACAGCGATGCGTCGAGCGATCAAAAGGAATATGGCTCGGAGGTTTACCATTGGCTGACGCAGGGACAGCGTTTCGGGCTTTTGTAGTCGCTCAAGCGGGAGTCTCCGCATTGATTGGCGATCGAATGATTCCCGACGAACTATTGCAAAAGACGACGATGCCAGCGGTGACCTATCACCGCATAAGCACGTTACACCATGAGAACATAAACGGCAGCAAGGCCGGGATGGCAGAGGCGATTGTTGAGGTAAGAGCATACGCAGCAAGCCGAACGGCATGTACCGCGATATGCGAAGCCATCCGCACATGCGGCGTGCTTGACATGCTGGGCGTCTACTCGGGCGTTAACTTCCGTTGCGTGATGCTTGCAAGCGGCCGAAATGATTTCACCGAATCGCCAATAGATGGCACGCATGAACTTCGTTACGTTTCGTCGCAGGACTACTCTTTGACCTATTTGGAGGCTGTTTAACATGCCAATCGCAGGACGTGGGGCAACCCTTTCGGGCACGACTTATACCGCAGCACTCGACATTGTCGAAATCAGCGGCGGTAGCGAGTCAATCGAAGCCCTCGACATTTCGACGCTTGGGCAAACGACTACTTTCATGCGTTACCAAGTCGGCGACATGGCCGACACGCCAGAAATCAGCGTCACAATCAATTGGACAAACACGAACCCGCCAGCAATCGGGGCGAAGGATACGTGGACGCTTACATTTCCCAAAGACGGAACGGCCACAACGGCACGCAGCCTAAGCGGAACCGGCTTTGTTACCGAAAAGGGCTACCCGACTTTTGTTAACAATCAGATCAGTCAGGGCACGCTGACGATCAAGCTTGATGGAGCGACAGGGCCTAGCTACACATGAGCAAGCTAACAGTTGAACTACTTCCGCACGTGGCGAGCTATTCGCTAACCGGCGAAGCAATTGAGTTTCCGCAGTGGGCGTTGGTCGTCAACGGATCCCATTGCGGATGGGTGCCGAAGGAGGGCAAACACGTGTCTTTTTTTGAGCACTTTCATGAAGTGGATCGAGCCGCCATTTGTGCGGAGGTGGCGCGGATCCGCGGCGAAAGACAAAGCCGCATCGAGTCAGTACCGCCGAGCATTTTGTACCCGGAGCAAGCAGAGGAAAACGATGAGTCTAACGAAGAATGAATTGTTGGGGTTTTGCAATCGACGCTTTGACGTTGTCGACTTAGGCGACGGCGCAAAGGTACGAATCCAAAGCCTGACGCAGGAAGAGATAGCCCGTCACAATTTGATGATGCTTGACAAAAAGGGTCAAGTATCACAAGCGGGCTTGATGGCAGCCGAACGTCTTTACGTAGCAATGGCACTTGTGGACGATCAAGGCAATCGGCTGTTAACCGACGACGAAGCCGGAGAGCTTGCAAAGCTTGATGGCGGCGTTTTCCAAAAGATCGCACAGGCGGCAAGGCGGCTAACCGACAGGGACGCGGTAACCGTTGAGGCGATGCTGGGAAACTAACGATGAGCCCTACGCTAAGACTCGCCGGTCGAGTCTGCTTAGGGCTCGGAATTGATGATCCGGAGGCGTGGTTGGCGAACGTCTCGCAAAGAACGCTAGCGTTTTGGGAGGCTTTTTACATGCTGGAGCCGTGGGGCAGGGAGTGCGAACGCGATGCGGTTCAATCTGCGCAGTTGTCCGCACTTGGGGCAACGATCGCGGCAAGTAATGGCATTAAGCCTAAGCCGCCGCTGCGGGTTGCCGACTTCATGCCGGCAAATTGGCACCAGCCGGCAGCACCAACGAACACGAACAGCATTAAAGCCGCGGAGCAAGCCTTCGCGGCTAAATGGGGCAGGAAATGACAACCAGCATAACGGCCCTAAATATCCGCATCGCCACCGACGCTTCGGAGGTGTACGAAGCCGGCAAGCGAATGTCGTCGACGATGCGAACCGTGAACCAAGTCATGGAGGCATCGAAAACACCGATCGAACGCTATCAGCAATCGTTGACACGACTCGACGCGGCGTATTCCCACAACAAGATCACCACAGAGCAATACATCCGCGGCGTCCAGCAGATCGGAAAATCCTATGACGAATTAATCCGCAAGCAAGATGAAGCGGGAAAAAAAGATCAGTCGACGATGGGCGGAATGCTTGCCAATGTGAAGCGACTTGCAGCGGCTTATATTGGGCTACAGACCGGACGCTCTATCGTCAAGATCGCGGCCGATGCTGAGGCGGCGGCGATACAGTTTGAAGTGCTAACGGGATCCGCAGGCGAAGCGGCAAGGATTATTGCCGACATGAAGAAGCTTGCGGCGGCGTCTCCGTTGTCGCTAACCGGCGTACAGGCTGGCGTTAAGACTCTGTTGATGTTCAACGTGTCGAGTAAGCAGGCCGTCGACATGGCCAAGCGACTTGCCGACGTTACTGGCGGCAACGAAGAGGCATTCAAGCGGCTTGCATTGGCGTTTGGCCAAGCTAATGCCGCTGGCCGATTGATGGCCACCGAAGCTAACCAAATGAAGGAGGCAGGATTCGGAGCATTGCAGGCGATCAGCGATCTTACGGGCGAAAGTATCTCCGATCTATTTAAGAAAAT